ATATTTTCGATTTGTAAACTATCACTTTGTGAAGGCATAACATCCTTTCCTAAGCTTAAAGTTCTTATATCTAAATTTGGAAATTTATTATCTGGAGTTTTATCTAAAATTTTATCAATATTTTTACTTTGATTAGATGAATTATCAGTTTTTCTTAATGTAGATTTTGTTATATTATATTTTTTATTTCTAGCCATGGTATGTATTTATTATCTCGTTTCCAACAAAAATTTCATCAGGATTAGTAATTGAGGGACCATCTAAAATTTCGTTTATCCCCCCACTAGGTATAAATATAATAAATTCACTATTTGGTTTAGTTATTTTTAATCTAGTTTTAATAAGATAAAAAATTTCTGTATTAATTATGAGTCTTTTTCTATTTGATTGAAGTAAATATTTTCTATTATCAGATGAATTAGTACTTGCTATTACTGATCCATTAGGGTAAATTGGATGGTGTCTTTCTATTGAGTCTATTTGTTCTTGAATAAAAGATAATTGTTTTTCAAGTTCTTCTACTATTTCTCCCTTTCCCACTGAAAAAGGATAACCTAAATAGTTCTTACTTTCATATATAAAAGATTCATGTGTAGGTTTAGGTATATCATAAAAAAATGAATCATATAAATCAAAAAATTCTTTATAATTTTTAGTTTGTAATAAAAATTCAGTAAATTCTTCATCTAATATATTTTTTGCATTAGTTTTTCCATATATTGTTTTAGATAAAGTAATGTCATTAGGATCATTAATATTATTTGTAGAGGTGATTTCTTTACTAATAATATTAGATGATTGGATAAATTCTTCTCGTAAGGTATTATATGTATTTTTATTTACAGCCATTGTTTCATATAATCTGTTAAACCATCATTAGTTCCATTTTCACCAGATGGATTATATTTAAAACTACCTCCATGATTAAGGGAATGTCCTTGAAGACCTAAATATTTTATATGGTGACGATTTACATTTTTATAATCAAATAATTTATCCTCAATAATATCTGCACCCATTTCTGAATTTTCCCATTCTATGTCATATTTTCCATCAGTAACTGTATAAAAAAGAGAAACTGATCCCTTAAATACAGTTTTTCCCAAAGCTTTGATATGTAATTGTCTAGCTCCTAATAAAACTTGATATTTATCATCTTTATAAAATATAGGTTGACCATACACATTACCTTCTATAACTTTTAATGTAACTCCTGCAAATGTTATTTCTTCTGAGGCTGTTTTTTGATAATAATAACTGTCTGGATTATTAAAAACTTTTTCTTGTATAAAATCATCTTGTTTTAAATCCCCAAAGCAAAAAGATCGAGGTTGTCCAAATCTATTTTTACAATCTTTATATATTATAGATGTACCATAATCTGATTCAGTACTTCCATCATGATTAGGAACATCAGGTAAATAATCATTCTCAACCCCATTTAATATTTTTGAATTTCCATTTGGTTTTTCTTTATAATACATTCTACCAACTGCTTTTATTATTGAAGGAAATTTTCTATAAGTTCCATCAGAAAATTTTCCCCATATTTTATCTCTATCTTCAAAAACTAAACTACTATATGGTTCTTTATTAGCCCAATTACTATAATAATCCCCATACGCGGGTTCAATCATTTCGGGAACTGTAGACATAGGAACTGAAATTGGGGATCCTGTATGTACATAATCTGCTTCTCTCCAATCTCCTGCTGCTGGTATTTTTATTTCTTTAACTCTAGAAAGTAATGTTACCCCATCATCATCATAATATACTTCAGCTACTAATAAGGAACAATCTTCATTTAAATTTATACTATAATTTACATTAGTAGGACTTACTATATTATTTACATAATCTGTTTGTTCTCTTCCTACACAACTTATAATTAAATTATCAGAAGGTATATCTTCTATTCTATCTATTGTAGCTATATCTCTTTTATTAAGATCTTTAGCTGTTCTTATTACTTCTCCATCTGGAATTTTTATAGCTTCTTCTAATGATATATGTATTATATCTGTTTTCCAATCGTCTTCTTTTTGCCCAAAAGCTCTTCTAACTATATTAAATAATTGATCATTCGCAAAATATCTTTTTAATCCATCTTGCATAATATAGGCGTTTTGAACATTAGTACCTGAAGTATTAGGTGAATTTACTTTTATAAATGTTTTATCAGGATAAACTGGGTGTTCTTTTACATTAGGAGATGATAATTTGAATAATTGATCATTTTTTAGTTTTAATTTTGCTTGTCTAGTTTCAATTTTTGCTTCTATTATAGATGCTCTTTCGGGATATAAAAAATTATAACTTCTTTCTATTATAGATTCATGAGATAATTTTCCTTTTTTTGAAATATTATAAAAAACCTCCTTATAGGTGTCTATAATATAATCATTATCTATAGGTTTTGGAGATTTAGCTAAATTTTCAAAATTTCTATTATGTCTTTTATTAGCTAATTTAGGACTAATTACTTCTTTTTGTAATTTTATTTCTTGTTTTGCCATTATCTTACAACCTTAAAGTTATAATCGTTATCATAAACTGTTGTTCCATCATTATTGATATGTTTAAATAATAAGCGATAATACCTTTCTGGTTGTAATCCTTTCATGTATATTTTAAAATACATTCCTTCACTATCAGCACTTAATTTAGTAAAAGTAGTATCAAATGGAATAACTTCTTGTTCTGTGGAAGCATCTCTTATGCTATAGTAAGAACTTGTTGTAAAATATCCTGCATTTAAATAATTAGAAGATGTAGTAAATGTTCTTGTTGGATATTTATCTCTTACATTAATTCTAAAGGTGGCTACATCATTTTGGTTAAATTCTTTTTTATTCCTATATAAAGATACATTTAATTCTCCACTTTTTTTAGATTCACCTTGATAATTATGTACACTATCAATCCATTTAAAAACTAATTTAGGAGGATAAATAGTATGAGTATCCACAGAAAAATATTGTAAATCACCAAAACTAGTAGATATATGGTTTTCTACATCATCTGGTTTTCTTATTATAAATCCATAATTTTCAATTCCTGTAGGGTATGTTGAATTTGCAAATAAACTTGCACTATGTTTTTGAATGATTGTTGTTACATCAAAATCTAAATCTAAATTATCTCCTGTTAAGAATTGTTGTGGTGCATAAAAACCACTACCTGTATACCATACTCCTCCCCCAGGGGTTAATACTGAAGCACTTACTAAAGATCCTGTTGTAGCTGAAGAAAAACTACCTGTAGTCCATTTTGTTTTATTTATAGAATTATCTCTATAATTCCATGTAACCCCATTAGAACTTGTTGGTAAATTTAAATATCTTCCTGTTCCTTCATTCCATGATTGAGATACAGCATAAGCTACTACATTTAATGTTGATGTTAAATTTTTAGGTTCTGTTGATGTTAGTTGTAAATTGACTTTACTTACACCATTATTAAAAACTGTAGGGGTTATAGAATCAGTGATTATTGATTGTATTTCTTCATTTTTAAATTTGATTAAAATTCTTGAAGGATATAATTTTTGATTAGTAGATCCTCTTTCTTTTACAATTTCTAAGATTTCATCTTTTCCTGTGTTCATTTCTGATCTGTCAGGGTGACTATAAATTGTTGTGTCACTTTCGGGGAATAAAAAATAATATGCCATATTAGTATGTTGTTACTTTTCCTTTAATATCTGCGTTAGGGTATTTTAATTCAAAAATACTAGGATCCATTGAAGGATAAATTATATCATTTAAAGTGGCTTTTTTAAACCCATATTTATAAATTGAATATCCTAAATTTTCTCCATTTTTATTTGTAAATGTTACATCTTCTACAGTTTGTACTCCTTTTACCCCTCCTATTAGATTTTCAACTTCTGAAATTATAATAGGTTGATTAACTTGCCATTTATCTATATTAAAATAATTTTTTAATTCTGTAATGCATTGTAATAGTACTTCTTGATTATTATAATTTTTAAATGTAGTTATTATAAAATCTAAAGAAAAATTAATTATAAATGCATCTTTAATATTAATAGAATCTGTTAACATTCTATATTGTTCTAAATAAGTTGCTAAATTAGTTTTTGTGGCTGTATTTAGAGTGGTTAAGCTTTTATTTTGATCATATCCTAAAGTATATAAATTTAAAGCTAATGGGTTTGGTATACGATTTGGTTCTGTTGTTAGTGGGGATAATTGGTCATCTTGTTGAATATATGCTTTAGCTACTCTTCCTAATTTAGGAGATAAACTTAAAGATCTAATAATATAATCTTCTTTTGTTACTGTTCTATTTTGAGCTGCGAAATTAGCTGAAATATTCATTTTTAATTCTTCTGCTGTATCTCCAGATCCCCCTCCTCTTGCTGGTTCTAAATTTGTTACTGCTATAGAATTTTTAACAAAACTTAACATTGAAGTATTTATACCCGTTTTATTATTTATATCTAATACTCCTTTATTTACTATTGTATTTGAATTTACATTAGATTTTAATCCTCCCCCCATTAAATAACTTACTGTTAAAGTTGTATTTGATGGGGCTTCTCCATAAGTTTTAGTTAATAAAAAGTTTGATGGATCATAAGCTAAATCTAATTTGCTTCTTCCATCTTTAATTCCCAAGCCTATATTATCAGGATTTGGTATAATTTCTTCATCTGCTTTATCACTTATCCCCGATCCAAATTGTATTTCTATAATATCATTAGGATTAATTCTTGTTATAAATCTTTTTGTTGTTTTTTTTAATTTTAAAAGATAAGGAGTTTGTGCATTATAATGAAATAAATCTGGATCATTAGCAGCATTATTTGTAACCTCTTCAAAAATAGTATCTTGAGCTAAATAAGGTACTTCATACCAATTATTACCATCTGAATCTACTATAGATTCTATTGATAAAAAATCTCTTGAAAATAAACTTATTGTTTTAAATTTTTCAACAGGTCCTATAGGAAAATTTTTAGTTCTAACTTCCCCTGATATTGCTGGGACTTTTTTCTTTAAAAGAAAATATTCTGGATTATCTAAATTATCATAATTAAATATACTTACTGTTGTAGGATCATAACTAGATGAAAAATTAAAATCTGCATCTTGAGTTATATAAAATGATGCGTCTTCTATTGATTCAAAAGTAGAATTAGCTGTTATATTTAAAGCATAATCATAATCAGGTTCATAAGATCCGCTTATTAATTTTGAAGGGACTAATTGAGATACATCTAATGTAACAGAAGCTGCTGTACTATTTTTTGGTTTATATCCTAAAGAATAAGCTAAATTATATAAACTTTCTTTATCTTCAGCTAATTGTAAAAATATTTCCCTTAATTGAGTATCTGTATAAAAAGATAATACATCTCCTACATAAGCCGCCATTTCAAGAAACATCATTCCTGGGTTACCTTCACTAAAATCATTAAAATTATTAGGAAAATATATTTCAGCAAATTCTGTTAGTTGTTGTTTAAAACTATTAAAATCTTTACTTAAATATTTAACGTCTTTATCTTGTGTTTTATTTGATACTTTTGTATATGCCATTAGTTATAAGTTATTTGAATAGTATCTGTTATTCCTGTTGATCTAACACTATATGTTACATTGATAAATATAGTATGTTTGTCTTCTGAGCGTGTAGTTCTTACATCTCTTATATTTAAATTAGGTAAATAAAATTCTACTTGTTTTTCTATTTTATCTTTTAATGCAGGTAAATCTACATTAGTTTCAAATATTAATTTTTTTAAACCTATACCATAATTAGGTAAATTTATTCTTTCTCCAGGATATGTTAATAAAAGACTTAATAAATTTGTTTTAGATTGTTCTGAGGTAGTTTCAGTACCTTTAAACATATTTGTTTCATCTAATGGTAATGCTACTCCAATAGTTATGTCTTTATTTATATCTAAAGTATTTTGTTTTGTTAAAGAAGTAGTTAAAGGCATTATTTATT